ACGCTTCGTCATTCATACGCACCGCTTTGGCATAAGCCGTTTCTAGGTCTTGGGCTAAACCTCGCTCAAGTAATTGAGCCATATCTTCCCTTACCATATCAAAGTGCGGAAACCGCTCCTTGTCACTACTTACCCGACTGATTTCATTACTCAATCGAGCATTTTCTTCTTGCTCCCGTATCGCAGATAATTGTTGAACTTGTTGCTGTGTAGCTTGAAGTTGTTGCATTAACTGTTGCTGATACGGATCAACATACGCCTGTTCAGGCATCTGAAGTGCATCTTGATTTAATTGTATTCCATAATCTTGTGCAAGTCTATTAAAGGCACTTAACTTCTGTTCGTAAGTTCCGTTGGCTAAAGTGTAGTGTGCTCTGCCTAAGTTATTAATCCATGCGGCAGGATGAATACCATGTTTTTGTAGTTCAGGAATAAATGGGCCAATAGCATCAGTTAGTTGCCTAGCGTTGTCTGCTTCATTCTTGTAAGCAGAAACTCCACGCTTGTATTCAGCTTCACGCTGGTTGGCATATTCAGCAAACTTAGCAAATTCCTCTTTATCTAGCGGTTTTCCACCTGCCATCTTGTCCCAAACATCCCTATATTCCTTTTTCCAAGTGGTAGGGCGTTTTATTTCTTCTTCATTAGCATCACTAGCTTCATTAGCCAGTTCGGGTTCTTCAGCGGTATCGTCTGTGCTACTGGCTTCTTCGGCATTGCTTTTGAAACGACCTTTTTCGTCACGGTTGTCGCTTTTTTCGCTACTGTCGTTGTTTTCTTGGCTACTGTCGTTGCTTTCCTCAGCTTGGATTGGATCTTCATTTACTTCTATCTCCTTTTCGATTGGTGCTTCTAAAGTACCTTCTGCGGCTTGGTCTAATGCGGCTTCTAACAATTCTCTACGGTCATCTGACATGGTGTTCCTTATCTGTAATTAAGTTTGGAATATGCAATCTCAGCAATTTGCCGTTTGCGTTCTTGTTGCTCTTTTCTTGAAAATTCATGCACTTTTTGTTGGGTTGGCACATCATTACCTAATTCAACGCAATTATTACGCTTAAGGTTTTCCCTATGTTTGGAACGGGAAGATACCCAAGTGCCATCAGCCATAGATATATGGCCTTCAATGTCAGGAATAACCATTGGGGCTACTCTAGACTTCATAGCAACCTTATCTTGCCAAGATGCTTTGGCGGCTTCCTCACCAATAGTCGGTGTCCACCATTCAAGAAAGAACTCCTCGTCAGTTTTCTTGGTTTCTAAGTGATTTCCTTCGGAATATCCGCATTTTGGGCAAATCATTACATTCTCCTTATGATTTCAGGTAATTGATCATATTCACTTGGTCTAAGCAGACAAATACTGTCGTACCAACGGGCATTTTTCCATCGCCAGCAGACAAATTCCTCTTTTGGCAGTAAAACTACGGTTTTTACCCCTAAAGCACCAGCAAGATGAGCCGTTCCTGTGTCAACAGTCACAATTCCCTTCATTGCCTTCATGTGACTAGCTGTTTGTACCCAGTTTTTCTTCCAACCATCGTTGGGAAGTGGGTGAAATAAGCCATCAGAGTTAGGATTTAGCGAATATGCGTCATCCCCGACCAATTCAGCCATGTGCTCATGGGCAATAGACTTGATGTAATAAAGGGTTTGTTTAGATGCTTCCCAATTTACCCCGATCTTGGGTGGAATATTGCTAGGAATAGCGTGTAAATAGCCTTCTGAACCCACAATTTTGTTGCGTGTTACAGGAAACATGGCTTTTACGATAGGATGGGACAAGGAAATATAGTACGGCAAAGACATAGAGCCAATCCAATAGTCGGATTCATTGGCAACCCCTTCTAAACCGTTGCTAAACACATCTACAGCGTGTATTTGCCCTAAAAGGTGGTGAAGTGTACCTTCTTGCAAAACAACGACCCTAGACGCTCCTAAAGCCTTTAAAGCTGGCAAGAATCGGGCAAACATAATAATGTCCCCAAATCCTTGCTCCATCTGCACAGTAATGGTTTTCCCTAATAAAGGTTCACCTCTCCATACAGGCATTTTTAAAGCAGGTGCGTAGGGAACGGCTTGTTTGGCAACAATGTCAGGATGCCAACGGTATTCAAATCCCCTAAAGCCAGCTTCGTATCTGCCAGCGTGTAGGTGTTCGTAAGCTAATTTATATTGGCTATCAGCGTTTAGTGTAGAAGTAGTAATAGTGCCGCCTCATCGTCAAGTTCCTCTTGGCGTTTGGCTTCCATTACCCTTAATTGTTCTTGTATAAGAACTTGTTGGTTTCTGTAAGCTACTGCCGCAAGGATGTTATCCCGTTGTCTTTCAAGGTAGCTTATAGACCGCTGTAATTCTTGTGTATCGACTGACGGTATATCAGCTTTAACCTCTTGAATTGATTGTACTTTAGATTGCTTAACTTTTGCAATAGGCGTTGGATCAATCTGATCCTTAAATGCTTGCTTGCGTGAAGCATTGGCATCTTTGGTGGCTTGTTCTAATCTGCGTTGGCGTTCAGCGATCTTTTGCTGTAACTTTTGAATTCGCTTTAATTCTTCTTTAGTCCAATGGCCACCATCATCCCCACCTACAGGGGTCGGTGCTACATAGACTTGAAATGCGTTATTTTGAAACGCATTGGCTTGAAAAGCAGTCTGAAACATTATGCGTCTACTGCACCTTCGTAATCGCTAAATGTCTTTAATACTGCATAGATTGCAGGGATTAAATCACCCTTTAAGTCCTCAATAGCAATGTAATGAGCGTTTTCTTTAACTGTAGCCATATTGTCATGTCTTGCGGCTTGGTTATAGTAAATAGCAACTTGAACTTGAATACTGTCTTTTGTGCCAAAAAAGTTAGTAATTCTAGCGTAGGCTTCAGGTGCTTCTACACCAAATTGAGTTTGGACTGATAATTTTAGTGCCATGTTTTTTCCTTAATAACCCATCTCTGTTGTTCTAATTTGACAAACTGTACGAATAGTTGTTGACGCTTGTCCAGTAAAAGTTACTGTAAGACTACCGTTGGTGGTATCCGCTGTAACTGCTAATGCCCATGTAGCCGCACCAGCGTCAGCGTATAAAGATGTTACTGTGGGAGTACCAACAAGAGCAGTAGAAGCATTGGTAGCACCTTTTTTAATTACTCCTTCGATGTACCAACCTTTAGTATTTCCACCGCCAGTAACCCCTGATACCACTTCACCTCTGAAATAAAAAGCTGAATTAACAGGTAAAGTTATTTGGTTTGTTCCTGATGCGGTAGCACCGTTACTTCTTAAACTTGTAGGTGTAGCATCAGTTGTTTGTCTAGCAAGAATAAGTAATGCGGCTTGAGATATTCCTGCTGTAGAACCATTAAATGGGTTATCGCAAGCAGGAAAAGCATGATAACCAGATATTGACCTTGTATTTCCAAAACTGCCACCACCAACAAATGAATAAGTTCCACTTGCCGCATTGCTTATTCCGCCACCTACAAAAGAAGATAGCCCTGAGGCAGTATTTCCAAAAATAGTAGTTAATGGAGAAATACCACCACCACCAACAAAAGAACCAATACCAGTTGCTTGATTTTTACCACCACCAACTACCGCAGACCAATCACCACTAGCCACATTTCTGTTAGCCGCAAGACTAGCATCACCACCACCACCGATAAATGAATGACTACCTGTAGCTTGGTTATTACCACCGCCAACTACTACTCCATGAGGAGTAAAAAAAGATAAAGTGCTTGTAGATGAACCTGATGCGTTTTGGGAAAGGGTAAGAAATGTTCCTGCTATGGCAAGTACATAAGTGTTTGCGGCAATACTTGTACCAGTAATGTATTGACCAACTTTAATATTAGCGTTTGAGCCTGACAATGTGACGTTTGCTGTGCCATTCATTGTTCCGCTTTGAGTTGTTACTGCGGCTAATGCTGTTCCGCTATTTGTATACCCACCGCCTATAAAGTTGAAATATCCTGCGGCAGTATTGCTTACACCACTTGCAATTCCACTATTAATTCCTGAAGCTGTATTACTGTTTCCACCGCTAACAACAGCATCTTGTGCAGAAGCAACATTACTTCTGCCACCAACCATGCTACCAGTAGCACTAGATGTATTATTAGAGCCACCTAATATTGCAGAAGTTGAACCACTAGCAACTTGGGCGGCTGTTGCCCTACTTGTCTGCCAATCAACAGCATTAGCACCCCTAGCATTACCACCTGTAGCAGTAGAATCTGTTAATTGGGCTTGTAAAGCACCTGTGCCTTTAGGCTGTAAAACTAATGGAATATCCGTTCCTGAACCAGCCGCTTTGATTTGAGGGTATGTAGCATTTCCTACTGCTTGAATATATTGTGCTGAAGTAGTGCCAAATGACCCTGTGCCAGTTGATTCTAGAGTTGTGAACTTACCTGTATTTGGTGCTGTATTGCCGATTGTTGGGGGGCTAGATAAATCTAAAGTGCCGCCAAGAGTTAGATTTCCGCTAGAAGTAACAGTACCGCTTAGTGATATACCTGAAACTGTGCCTGTACCACCAACGCTAGTAACTGTTCCTGCTGTTAATGTAGACCATTGTGGAGCAGTTGCACCACTATTGACTGTTAATACTTGTCCTGCTGTACCAATCGCTAATCTTGTGCCAGCACCGCTAGTACCGCCATATAAAGTATCGCCAGCAGTAGTTAATGGGCTTAAATTGTTAAATGCTGTGCTTGCAGTTGAAGCCGCAGTACCACCATTAGCTATGGCCACTTGTCCTGTAATAATAGAAGCTGGGACTGCTAAAGGAGTAGTCTGTTTTACATAGATATGACCAGTAGAACTATTAATAAAAGTTGCAACACCGACCTGAACAGTTATTCCTGTTGGCGGAATAGTATTCATTAACTGACCAGCAGAATAAGGGCTAAGGTAAAGAACCTGTCCTACTGTAAATGTGCCTGTATTGACATTATCAATAGTGCCTTGTGATGTTACATAACCAATAGCACCGCTGGCAATAGCACCATTTGTAAGACCAATAACCGCAGAAGTAGCCGCTACATCAGCCTTAGCTAATGCCACATTAGGGTAAGTTTGACCACTAGAAGTGCTTGTAACATAAACAGGACTTCCGTTAGGAATGGTTGTGCCTGTGTTGTTGATTACTTTAAAGATTAAGTCTTGGCTTACATGAACCGCCAAAGCAGAAGAATCATTATAAAAAGCTAAAGCCTTTTCTGTGCTGTCGTACCATACTCTGCCTTCTGAATAACTAGGTGCAGTTGTAGGCGTAAAGTCAAGATTATTACTGACTGTATCGCTTGTAAGGGTAGTTCCGCTAACTGTGCCGCCAGTAATAGCGACTGAATTAGCGTTTTGCTCTGCCATTGTCCCCAAACCAACTAAGGTATGGTCAGCGTTCCAATCACTAGGGCGAACTAAATTTGTGTCTGCATCGTCAGGTATTGTTGAAACTTTGCTATGCTTTACGGTAATAGCCATTATTGAACGCCTTGTATTTTCCCATCAGGGCCACGAATAACTGTTTTTGGTTGGCTTAATTTATTCATCATTTCGCCTAGCATCATAGCCATTTGATTGCTGTTGTTGTTAATAGCATCGGCTACAGGTTTCATAGGGTTTTCCATAGCTTGTGCCATATCTTGCTCGTTAGCATAAGCCATTGCACCGTCTGAATCGTCTGCACCGATACGGGCTACTTCAATCTTAGCCCCGTTATTGATGTGTGCCAATAAGACCTGAGTATTGCGTTCGGTCATCATCTTCATTTGGGCTACTTTAGCTTCCATTTCCATCTTCATTTGCTGGCTACGCATTTCCATGTCACGATCCATAGCATTACGCTGTTCTTCTAGCTGGAATTTAAGCTGGTTCTCTTGGGCTTGATACTCTTGTTTAGCCTTCTCAAGTTCCATCTGCATCTGCATCTTCTGTTGTTCCATCTGCATTTGGGCTTGCATTTCAGCTTGTTTAGCCTGAGATTGGGCTTGCATCTTAGCCTGTTCCATCTGTGATTGCATTTGTAACTTTTGCATTTCAGGGCTTGGTGGCTTTGGTTGACCTTCTGCCGCTTTAGCTTGCTGACGGAACTTATCTGCTGTTTCGTCAATCAGACCTTCTAATCCTTTACCAGCCTTAAACGCTGTAACACCAGATTTAAGCATTTCAATCAACATTGGTGTAAGTTCAGGTGTAGCTTGTGCGGCAGGAATAGCTTGGCTTAAGAATCCACCCATAGCCTGTAAAAACTCCATGCGGTCTTGCTTTTCTTGCTGTTCATCCTGATAAATCATGGAATCGCTAGTCACTTCAATACGGAAGTTCTTAGCAGGTTCGTTCTTTAATAGTTGTAATGCTTGCGGTATAAGTTGTTGATCTTGTGGGGATAATTGCATTGCACCGCTGATCTTAACAATAGTATCGTCAGTAAAATGCTGGCAAATAATCTGTGCCTTGATCTGCAATAAGGCTGTAGCAAAGTTCACTACATCGTGTTGCATAGTCTTTAAACGCCCTGAAGCGTTGTTCGACTTAATAATTTGAGCACCAAGAGTTTCGTTAGGGTCGGTCTGTCCACGCTGAATATCAGCAATACCCATAATCTCGTAGATTTGACCCTTGACCTGTTCCATTGCCTGATAAGCCATGTTCAAACCTTCGGCAATCGGCTTAATGTCTACAAGGTTAATAGCCCCTACAAGTCCACCCTTCTCGCTAAATGCACCATAGTTCTTAACTGGTAGCAATGCGTTGTTTTCGCCTTCAGAGAATAAACGGGCAAGGGATGGCTCAGAAGCGTCATATACGCCCCGAACCTTGAGTGCTTGGATGAATCCATCAATACGGTCTGCGAGCGTGTCTAGCTGTCTTGCTTGGTCTTGGTAAAGAACAAAGTCAGGAACAGGTATTAGACTGTCTGTCGTGAGGGTAGAAAACATTGGTTTTGGGCATGGCCAAAAGTTCTCAAGTTGTAGCGGATCATCACGGGTATCCAAAATCTTACCCATTGATTTGTTTAGCCAAATGACTTGACCCGTAGTCTTATCCCAAATCTCATAGACAACGGCTTCAGATGCACCTTCACCCATTTTTTCATTAAATGTCTTAGATGTATCAGGTTTGGTATCTAGCGGAATCTTGCCGCCTAGTTCCTCACCAAAGCGTTCAACTAAGGCAGGTCTACCCATATAAACTTTACGCCAGACTGCGGTTACTTCTTCCCATGTACGGGCTACAGTTAAGCCAAAGTCACGCCAATGGACATAATCTACAGGAGCACATTCGTATTCAATACGCTCTTGGTTTTCACGATGGATACCGCCTTCTGTTTCTGATTCATCAATATCTTCAGTAACTTGCAAGCCGTCATCAGGCATACCATCGCCTTCACCGCCCATTTCACCGACAATATGTGGCTCATAACGAACCCAAGCTGTTCCACGACCACCAAGTAAACGGTCTTGGACAGTTTGTTTCATAGCACTAGCATAGTCACCATAATGCTCAATTTCATACTCCAATGCCCGTTCTAGCATCATTGACGCTACACGCCCAATAGGATCGTTATCACGGAATCTGCGGCTTACGTCAGGTCTAGGCAGTCTAGCGAATACCGCTGGGGTGATGGTTTGGACATTAGACCAAAGGATATTGAACTTAGCATTGGGATTATTTCTACTGCGTTGGTCATCACGATAACGTTTAACAATCTTATCGGCTCGACCTTCCCATTCTTTAAATGTACGCTCGTAGCTGGCAATACAGTTGTACCAATCTTGGTATGTATGTTCCATCGTTAAATCCTAGTATTCGTTGTTTTGGGGGTCATTTTCCACATTTCGTTCAAAGTTACATCCGTTTGACCGACATGAAGTCCTTTAACTCTTGTATCTTTGAGGATAGGGCTGTCCTCATCTTTCCATACAATTGAGAGATAGCGGAACGCATCCGCTGAGTGGCTTGTCCAATCATGCTTAGGGCGATCCCTAAATACTTTTTTATCATCATCCCACTCTCGTTGATATTGTCGTAAACATTCGATTAAATCTTCACACTTATTATCGAACCAAGTGCGAGTTAATGCAAGTCGTGTTGCTTGTATTCCATCCTGAATTGACAAGTTTGGAACGATTTTTAGATGTTTTATGTCAATTTTTGCAGAAATTTGTTCGATTATGCTCTTACCGCCACTAGCTAATGTTTTGGCTCTAGCGTCATGGGGTAGCCAATGAGTGCCATATTTATAACCATATTCATCTTCTTTTTGAGCAAGCAAACCTGTATAAAACGATATAGGAAGTCCATTAGATGAGTGATGATCCAATATCCGTATCTCACCGTATACCGCTTGCCACCAAATAATACTTGTGGAATCGTTAAAACCGAGATCCCAAGCAGTATGGCAAGGGAACATAGGGTCATAATCTACGGTGGTAATACGCTCTAAATCAGTCAATTGACGCATCTGTTGGCCGTAATACGCCCCAAGGATGGCAGATTCAAAACTACAAAGGAATTCAGCTTCGTATTGACTGTCCGACATCATGCGTCTTGCATCTTCTAATTCAGCTTCAGGCAATAGCCCTGATTGGTCTGCCCTAAGCGTTTTGGAATACCAATCGGGATTGTTTTGAGCCGCTTTATATATGTTATAAAAACTGTTATGTCCACGGGGTGTACCAATAAATACGGCATACCCGTTTCTGTCTGCAAGTGCTGGTCTGATAATCTCACCCCATACACGGGGCTTCATATCAGCGTATTCGTCCATCACAATTCCGTCAATATAGTTCCCTCTTAAGCTGTCAGGAGAATCAGCACCAAACAAGCGAATCTTAGCTCCATTGTGCAATTGCACCCATAATTCTGATTGGTTTGCCTTGGCTAGTGCTGGGGCAGAGAAGCGTAAAAGGTAGTCCCAAGCAACTGATTTGGCCTGTGAGTATAGTGGGCAGAGGTAAAAGTAACGACCATCAGGCTTTTCTTCTTTAATTGCCCTGCGTATAAGGTCATTAATGCTGGCTACGGTCTTTCCAGCCCTTCGATGACATACAAGCACAGCCCAGCGTTCTTTGCGATTATGGAAATCTTTAAACGCTTGCCTTGCTTTATATTTGAACTCATGTACTACTACTTCACTCATCTTGCCATTTATAGATGTGAGTAATAGGGGCGGTAGCATCACCAGCGTGTTCTGTCCTAGCTAACTTAGGCACATGATATTCAGCGACTTGCATAAAGCAATCAAACGCTACCTTTGGCCCTAGCTTTTCGTTCATAGCGATCTCGTCAAGCCATTGTTGTAGTTTGTCTGCGTTACCATCCACGAACTTAGCGATCGCTTCTCTAGCGAGGGCTGTGGACTTATTAGGCGTACCTACAGTACGACCGCCTGTCTTTTTCCTAGATTGTTCTACTTTAGAATCCATACCTTATCCAAGTGGTTGATTAAGATAAGTTAATTCTACTCTATTTTGTCTATTTGTTGTTGTATTAACTCTTTACGGGTAGGTATGCCGTTTTCTTCTAGTATCTTTACATTAGATGGTTCAAACACTACAAAATTACTTGTGCCTTCATCAGCACTCCTAGACATAGCATCCTTGTATCGTATTCCCTTAATTCCAATATTTAAAGCATTTGCAGATCTATCGGCATCGGTTTTGCCACCAATGTAATTTTTATATACATTAGCCCCTGTAATACCTTTTTCTGCATTGTGTTCAAATGTTTTTAATATATCAGGGTCTTTAATGTTGCTACGCACCAATTCATACAATTCAGGTTGATCTTTGATTGGTTTGTCATAGTCCAACATCATAGGGATGTGTTCGTCAGGTATATCTACTTTGTATAGATTACCTGTAGGTTCAGGAGCACCAGATTTTATGGCTTGCAATTCTTCTAATTTTTTTTGATTTAACTGCAATAACCTTGACGCTCTTTCTTTTTCGTGTTCACCCCAATTGCCAGTTTTGTAGTTATTAACTCTTTTTTCTGTTTCAGCAATAGCGTTTTCTACGCCACCGTGATGACCTAAAGCCAATTTAGTGCTTGTATCCCAACCTGATAATTTTCTTTGATATTCTTTAGCTACCGTTGGTGCTTCAGCAAAGTACATACCATGACCATAAGCCTGAGCACCTTCGCCAGTTCCTACTTTGCTTATATCAAACAAACCTTTAATCTTGTGTGGTGTGCCATGCCATGCAGTTAGAGCACCAACCATAGGCATCATTTGGGTAAACTCATTCATTGCTTCAGGGCGGTAATTAGGATTAGGTTTGCCCATAAAATCAGTTTTATACATACTAGCCATAGTGTTATCCATAGCGGCTTGATTTGTAGCTAATTGCTGTGGCAGGGTGCGAAAATGCTCTTTAATCGGGTCAGCTAAAGCCGATGTAGTAGGGGGCTGGTATCCCCGTAGGATTTCTGCCAGCGTAGCCATTACTTAACTTCTTTATCCAAGTCTTTAAGTTTATTGGCGATTAGTTTTCTACGGTCTAGACGCTGTTGCTGGTTCTTTTCTAGTGTAGATTGTTTATGTTCACGCAATAAAGCGTTACCTTTAGGGTATTTGTGGTTCATGTGTTGCATTACATATCCTTCATTGCGTCAGAAATTATCTGTCTGCGTGGCTTTGCAGTTTTGGCAGATTCTTTAAAGTTTTGGGCGGTTGGGGCGTTTTTGCTTCCAACCTTGTTCATTTTCTCGCCCGAACCATTTTTGATCCGCTCCTGCTTGGCATGGATATTGGCGTAAAGACCGTTTTTCACGCTTTTTCTTCCACATACTTAGCGTAAGCATCTTCTAACTTAGCTTTACGGCTACCTTTGGCATTTTCACGCTCAACATTTAAAGCAATAGCAAGTGCCTGTTTTTTAGGTCTGCCAGCTTTAACTTCGGCTTTAATGTTCTTGCCGACTGATGCGGCTGATCCTGATTTGTCAAGTGGCATATTAACCTTTAAATTTAAGTAAGTAGATGGTTGTGTCAATCTCTTGGGCGATATTGTCAATCAATTGCACAATTTCTGAATCTTGTGGCAAGTCTTGGCGAGCATCTTTTACAAATGCTTGTAGGGATTGTAGGTATGCCAGCGGTTCTTTTGGCTGGTGATATGTGCTTGGAAACTGGGTAATCTGCCCATAAATGCCAAAGTACGCTTCGGCAAGCTGATCGGTCAGATCAATAATGTTTTCATAAAACTTGCCGAGCGTCTTGTGTTGAGCGTAAGACTTTGTAGCCCAATGGAAAAAGTGGGTGTTTGTACCCGAATGTAGCAATGTTGCTAAAAATAATGCCATCGACTTTTCCATGAAACGCTCCTTTTAGTGTATTTTATAACACTTTTTTGATTACTCCTAGTGCTCTTAATGCGGCATCCACACTATCCACACGACTGACTGCACCGCCTTTCCACTTGCCCATAAAGTCTAATTGGTCAGGTGTGAACTTGGCTTTTGAATCTTTTTTAATTTCCATGAGCATAGTTTCGCCAGCATAGCCAACCAGTAGGTCAGGGCATCCATGTTTCATAGCGGCAAGTGACACTACAGTAGCACCAACTTGTCTTAATGCCGCCACTATTTCTTTGTGGTTACTATCAATTCGTGCGTATGTCATTGATTTTCCATTAAAATAGATTAGTATTGGCTAACTTTATCATTATAAAGGCTATAAATGGGCGGCTATTATTTAACGGATGAACAATTTATAGATGAATGGAACAAAATAGGCTCTCCATTATCTTTTGCCAAAATCCATGCAATGTCGGAAAGAGCAGTATATAACCGCAGACGGTCAATAGAAACAAGACTTCAAATACCTCTTCCTAGCTTTAAAGACCAAAGAATAAACGACTACAAAAAAACTGAGCAAACAGTAGGGAATACCCGTAGGGGTATGGATTTAGAAAAAGGTCGCATTATTTGCTTCAGCGATGCCCATTTTTGGCCTGACCAAACTACTACAGCGTTCAAAGCGTTGTTAGAAATGATTAAGGAATACAAGCCTACTGCCATTGTTTGTAACGGTGACGCATTAGATGGGGCTTCCATTAGTCGTTTTCCTAGGGGTGATTGGGACAAAATACCAACAGTTAAAGAGGAACTTGAAGCCTGTCAATACTTTCTAGGCGAAATTGAAGCTATAGCTAAAGGGGCTAAATTATATTGGCCGTTGGGTAATCATGACGCTAGACTTGAAATGCGGATCATAGAGAACCTTCCAGCCTTTGAGGGTATGAGGGGTACAACTCTTAAAGAATACTTTCCTGCGTGGCTTCCTTGCTGGTCATTTTGGGTGAATGAAGATACTTGTATTAAGCATCGCTGGAAAGGTGGTTTTAGTGCTGGTCGTGCCAATTCCCTTAATTCAGGGGTCAATATGATTACAGGGCATACGCACCATTTATCTTGTATGCCAGTAGGAGATTACAACGGCACTCGTTGGGGTGTCCAAACAGGCACATTAGCTGATATTAATGGTCAGCAATTTGCCTACACAGAAGATACTCCTAAAGATTGGAATAGCGGATTTGTAATGCTTTCCTTTGAAAGAAGCCGTCTTTTACAGCCTGAAATGATTAGGGTTTGGGGTGAAGATGAAGTTGAGTTTCGTGGGAAAATACACGGTGTATGAAGCTAAATCCCGAAGTTATCCGTAATGCGTATGCCAGCCTAAGCTGTCTTTATCCATTTACTAAATGGAAAATGCCTTTACCTGAAGAAGTAGAATTTTCAATTGTTCCCGATAAAGATGCTATGGGAACTTATACATACGATACAGGCGGTGACTATGAACACTCTATTACGATTTCTTCTGCTCGCTGTGGGCATTATTACACTATGCTCACAACTTTGGCACATGAAATGGTTCACATGAGTTTTCACCGTTTAAAGGGTGATAAGTGGTTACATCATTCCGCAGAGTTTCGTAGGCGGTGCAAGATTGTAGCGTTTGAAATGGGATTTGACGGATTGGAACTTTAAGCCGCAAATCTAAGAAATACGGCTCAAGGTTGCAAAAGGTTGCAAAAGGTAACCTTTACTTACCAAACTTGTAAAAGTCTTTCATTGTAGACAATACGCAGTTGTACCAAAATTCATACGCTTGCTTGGTGCGGTCTGCCAATTCTTCATACTTTTTAATTTGCTCATCAAATGTAAACATAGCAATCTCCTATTAAATGTTGCATTGCACCATTTTACATTATTTAGCCATGATGTAAAGACCGACATTAGAAAATGCGTAGCCTGTATATACAACTGCCATAGGCATATTGCCCTTAAATCCTTGTTCTAACCCGATATATAGGTAGATAAGACCAGTAACAATAATTAACCAGCTACTCACTTGATAAGACTTTCCGTTTTCTCCAGCAACTGTTCTTCCGTGATTCCGTATTCTTGCTCGAACCGTTTACGACCCATTCCGTGAATACTGGTATTTGATCCTCGATGGTGGTAGGT